GGGATCGCCAGCGGCGCCTGTGTGGCCCCCTGCACCGCCGCCACAGCCGCGCGCAGCGGCCCGAGCGCTGCCACCGGATAGGCCGCACCGGGCGGGATGCCCCGCAGGAGCGGCTGCGGGCCTTCGGCGGTGGCGGCGCGGGCCTTGGGCTGCCCCCCCCGCTTCCGGCGCGAGGCCCAACCACTCCAGCGCACGCCCGGCGACGGCCTCGCCGACCAATGTGCACAAGACCGGAAAGCCGAACACTTGTTCGCCGCGCGCCAGCCGGTCGGCCGTGTTGCGCGCCTCGGCCAGCCGCTGTTGCGGTTCATCCTCGCCACCGACCGCGACCGTGACGGCGCCGACGAAATGCGCCACATCCTCCGGTGCCCACCCCGCGCGCGTCAGAACGCCCGCCAGGGCCATCCGGCAATCGTTGCGGCCGCCGCGGCAGGCCCCCAGTGCCGCGCCAGGATCGTCGCGGCGGCCAGCGCGGCGCAGCAGGCGCGCAGGCGGGTGCCGTCCACCCGATCGGGGTCGCCGCTTCGCTCCATTCGATCGCCTCGCCCGTTTCCTTGTGCACCGATCCGGGCATGATCGTCTGTGCGCCCTTGGCGCCGCCGATCCGCAGTTCCAGCAGGCGTTCGCCGGTCACGTCATCGAAGTTGATGACGGTTTCCCCGGTCGTCTCGGCCAGGTCCGTCACATAGAGGTAATGGGCGCGCGGCGCCCCCTTCCGCCCGAACACACATTCCGTGTCCGGCAGAAAAAGGCCGGCCAGCGCCCGCGCCTCGGCGCAGTCAAGGTCAACATCCGTCAACCCGTCCGATGCCGTGCCCAGAAGAATGCCGATATTTTGCGGCTTCCCGTCAAAATAGCGCGGCGCATCTTCTGCGGAGATTCGCAGCGATGGCCATTCCCGCAGGACCGGCCGTTTTTCCCGGAAGGGGATGGGGATCGGCGCCCAGCCGCGCCGGATGTACTCGAGGGCGGTGTTGAGCGCACCCTCGCAGCGTGGTAGATTCGGGACGCCCGCCGCTTCCGCATGACGGCACCCCGCCCCGGCCGCGCCCGCCCGCGCGCCGGGGCGGGATGCCGTCATGCGACTGCGGCGTACGCCCCGAATCTGGCACACCGCGCCGGCCTGCGCCACGGCCCTGACGCGCGGACCCTGACGGCCGCGCTCGGCGGCCGTTGGCACGGCCGCTCCGACACTGCCGCCTGCCCGGTCTGCCAGCCGGAACGGCGGCGCGACCAACACGCGCCGTCCCTTGCCGACGGCGCCGGCGGGCGGCTCTTGCTGCGGTGCTTCAAGGCGGGCTACGCCTTCGCGGCGATCCTCGCCGCGGCCGGCATCGGGCGCGGCGACTGGCACGCCCCCGACCCGGCCGCGGCGGCCCGGCGCGCGGCCGATGCGCGGGCCGAGGCCGAGAAGCGGGCGGCGCAGGCGGAACGGCTCTGGCGCGAGGCCCGGCCTATCGAAGGCACCCCGGCCAAGGCCTACCTGCGCGCGCGCGGCATCCGGCTCGACCGCTGGCCGGCGAGCCTGCGTTTCCACTCGGCGTGCTGGTCGGCTCCATCTTCGGCGTTGTGGTTACCGCCGCCGACAGCGGCGCGGATGTGCCGATCAAGACCACCGGCGTGTTCGATCTCCCGAAGATCGGTTCGCAGGAATGGAGCGCCGGCGATGGCGATCTCGTCTACTGGGACAATGCGAACAAGCGATGCACCACCGTGGACACCGGCAATGTCCTGATCGGCGCGGCCGTTGACGCCCTGTTCGGCGATCCGAGCCTTGCGCGCGACGCGATCTGGCGGGCGGGCGGCAGCGGCGACGGCATGCCGGTGCGCGTCGTGCTGTGCACGCCCGATCAGGTCGCAAGCTTCGGCGCCGGCCGCTTTGTGACGCCCGGCCGGATGCTCGATGTCCGCACTGCCGAGGTGCCGGTCCTCGGTCTCGGCGACACCTTCGAGATCGGCACCGGGATTTTCGCCGTGCAAGGCGAACCGCTGCGCGATGCCGAAGGGCTGATCTGGTCGACGGAGGTGAAGCCGGCATGAGCCCGAGGCTGCGCACGGCCACCGTCGGCAATCTCGACAAGCACCTGGCCGCCGAGGTCAAGGGCGCCGAGGAAGCCGCCACCGCGGCCATCCGCCAGGCCGGCGGCGGCCTCAAGCGTGATTGGCGCGGGCAGATCACGTCGGTTGGATTGGGACAACGCCTCGCGAACACGATCCGAGACCAATACTATCCCAAGGGACGCGCCAGCATCTCGGCAGCCGCCGTGGTCTATTCGCGGGCGTCGAAGATCGTCGATGCCTTCGACAAAGGCGTGATCATTCGATCGAAGGCCAGCTTTTGGCTCGCGATTCCGACCGAGCTCGCGGGCAGCGGCCTCAGAGGTCGGCGGATCACGCCCGGCGAATGGGAGCGGCGCACCGGCATGCGCCTGCGTTTCGTCTATCGCCGCGGCGTCCCCTCGCTGCTCGTTGCGGACAATGCGCGCATTACCAAGCGCGGGCTGGCGACGGCAAGTCGCAGCAAGACCGGCCGCGGCCAGGTCACGGCCGTGATCTTCATCCTTGTCCCGCAGGTCACGCTGCGCAAGCGTCTCGATCTCGACCGCGCCGCCCGCGAATGGCAGGAGCGCCTGCCGCGCCTCGTCCTCGACAACTGGCCCGAGATCGAAACAGAGGATCAATGATGGCGTCCAAGCGCGAGCTGGTGCTTCAGGCATTGTTCGATCGATTGTCGGGCGTCACGGGGCCGAAGGTGCTTCGAAACGAGGTCTTGCCCGAACGCATTCCGGGCGGCGGCATCGTCATCCTGCGCGACGGCGATCCGGGGGAACCCGACGTGCTGCTTTCGCCACCGGAATACGTTTACGAGCATCGCGCCGATGTCGGGGTCGTGGTGGATGGGCCCACACCGGCGGCGCGGGACGGGGTCTTCGATTCGATCATGGTCGCGATCGGCGCGGCGATCGCGATCGACCGAACGCTCGGCGGGTTCTGCGACTACATCGAAGCCGTGGCGCCCGAGCCGATCGATCTCGCCGTTGACGGCGCGCTGCGCCTGAAGGCCGCGGTGGTGCCGATCATTCTTCATTACGGGTCCGCCGACCCGCTGTCCTGATCCTCGCGACGGAGGCTTTCACCCATGGCACGCGCTCAAGGAGCGCAGGCGCAGTTGGCGCTCGCGTTCGAATCGACCTACGGCACGCCGCCGGCGGCCGACAGCTACTGGCGGATGCCCTTCGCCAGCTCCTTGCTCGGCTCCGAGCGACCGCTTCTGGCGTCCGAGCTGCTCGGCTACGGCCGCGATCCCCTGCCGCCGGTGCCGGATGTCGAGAACGCCGACGGCGATGTCGTGGTGCCGATCGATCTGCGCGCCTGGGGCGTCTGGCTCAAGGCGGTGTTCGGCGAGCCCGACACGACGGAAGACCTTGGCGTATTCACGCATGTTTTCGAATCCGGCGCGTGGGCCTTGCCGAGCCTCAGCGTCGAGGTCGGCATGCCGGAGGTGCCGCATTTCGCGATGATCTCCGGCGCGGTGGCGAACACGCTGTCGTGGACAATGCAGCGCTCCGGCCTCCTCACCGCGACGGTCGGGCTGTTCGCACAGGGCAAGACCGTGAACGGCGCCAGCGCCGCCGGCACGCTCGCCGAGTTCGATGTGCTCCGCTTCGGGCAGTTCAACGGCGCCGTCGAGCGGGGCGGCGCCGCTCGGCAACATCGTCTCGGCGCAGGTCACGTATTCGAACAACCTCGATCGCATCGAGACCATTCGCAACGACGGCAGGATCGAAGACGCCGATCCCTCCATTGCGGCGCTCACCGGCACCATCGAGGTCCGCTTCGCGGATCAGACCTTGCTCAACCAGGCCGTCGATGGCGATCCCGCAGATCTCAAGTTCCGCTTCGCCCGAGCCGCCGACGAATCCTTCGAGCTTGTCGCGCACGCCGTTTATCTGCCGAAGCCGCGCCTGCCCATCCAGGGTCCGCAAGGCGTCCAGGCCACTTTCGAGTGGCAGGCCGCGCGCGACTCCGTGCTTAGCCGGATGTGCACAGCGACGCTCGTCAATGACGTTCCCGATTACGACAACCCGAGCTGAGAGGCCCAAGCATGATCCGTCTCGATATCTCCGCCGGCCCGCGCTGGTTGGACCTCGGACACGGCGTCCGCGTGAAGGTACCGCCGCTTACCACCGCGATCATGATGGCGGCCCGCAGCGATCTGGCAGTGCGCGATCTGCACTCCGACACCACGATGGAGGAACGCTCGCTTGCCTTCTGCAAGGCGGTCGCGCGCCGCGTCATCACCGAATGGGGAAGCGTGGGCGACGCCGACGGAAATCCGGTCGCGCCGACCGCGGAAGGCATCGATGCGCTGCTCGACCTCTATCCGCTGTTCGAGGCCTTCGAGCTTGACTATGTCGCCAAGGGCCTGGCGCTGGACGCGGAAAAAAACGCATCCGTGCCCTCGCCGAATGGCACTTCGGCGGGGGCGCCCGCTACTGCGCGCCTGCGAAGCGCAATGCGCGAACTGCCCCGCGGTCCTGAACGAGCCACAGACGCTTGAAGGCGTGCAGGTCTGGAACTTGGCGCTGCGTATGGGCGGACAGCTGCGCGCGATCCCCGGCGCGGTGCTCGGCTGGGATCTCGGCGCCGGGCTCGCGCTCGCGCAGGCGCTGGGCGTCAACGCAATGGTTGCCGCCGAAGTCCTGCCCGAGATCGAGGCGATCGCGATCCAGGCCATCAACGACGAGCTGAAGGCGAAATCCCCCGATGGCTGAACGCCGCGTTTCCGTCCGGCTGTCCGTCGTCGGCGGCAATCAGACCAAGGCCGAGCTCGCCACTGTCGGCGCCGACGGACAGCGCTCGATGGAGCGCATCGCCAAGGCGACCGAACCCGCCGGCCGCGGCCTGCGGGTCGTGGACGCCGCCGCCGGCCAGGCGCGGCAGCAGATCGATCAGTTCGCTTCGCGCGCCGGCTCGGCCGGGACGGTGCTGCGGGCGCTCGGCCCGATCGGCATCGCCGCCGCGGCCGGCATCGCCGCGGTGGTCACCGCCCTTGCCGCCGGCGTCCGGGAGTTCGAGCAAAAGGAGCGCGCGTTCCTGCGGCTCGAACAGGTGCTGCGGGCGACCGGCAACGCCGCGGGAATGACCGCGCGGCAAATCCGCGACATCGCGTCCGAGATGGAGCGGACGACGCTCGCCTCCGACGTCGATGTGATGGGCACCGCAGGCATCCTTGCGACGTTTCGGGCGATCAGCGGCGAGGAGTTCCGTCGCGCCTTACGCGCGGCGCAGGATTTGGCGGCCGTCTTCGGCCAGGACATCCGGTCGGCCGCGACGCAGCTCGGCAAGGCGCTCGAAGACCCGATCCAAGGCCTGACCGCGCTCCGCCGTGTGGGCGTGTCGTTCACCGCCGCCCAGCGCGAGACGATCAGCGAGATGGTCCGCATGGGCGACATCGCCGGCGCCCAGCGGGCGATCCTTGAGACGCTCGAACGGCAGATGGGCGGCGCCGGCGCGGCGGAAGCGAGCGGGGTGACCGGCTCGTTCCACCGCGCCAAGGCGGCACTCGGCGATTTTCTCGCCACGCTCGCGCAGGTGAGCGGCGCGGCCGGCGTCGCCGAAGGGGCGATGAACAGCCTTGCCGCCGGCGTGAACCGCCTCACCGGCGCGCTTCAGGCGATGAACGACGAGGGCGATGTCGGCTAGGTGGTCGTGCGCCTCAATCGGCAGCTCATCGAAGCGCAGGATCGCCTCGCCCGCTTCGAGGAGACCGGCAACCGGCGCGCGGCGGCGATCGCGCGCGCCCGGATCGCCGATCTGGAGGCGCGGATCGAGGCCGTCATCGAGCGCGGCCGCGAGGAAGTGGCCGCCATGGAGACGGCCGAAGCCAATCGGCGGGCCGCGGAGATCGAGGCCCGGACCGAGAGGGGCTTCGACCGCCTTCGCGAGCTGCGCAAGGAGCTCGAAGGCCTCGCGACGCCGGACGAGCGCCTTGCCGCGATCAACGCCCGGCTTGCCGAGACTATCGCTCAGCTTGAGACGCTGCGCACCGCCGGCAACACCGGCGCAATCGACGACGCCGTCGCTGCCGCGCAGGAGATCGCGCGCCGGCAGATTGACGCCATCGAGAAGCCGGCGCGGGAGGCGGCCCAGCGGGAGGCGGCGAAGACGCGCGAGTTGATCGACGATCTGACACGCTCGATCGCACAGTTCGGAAACGCGCGGGCGAAGTTCGTCGAGCGGTTTGCCTCGCGCCTGGGCGACAGCGCGACGGCCGAGCAGCGCGCCGAGGTCGAGAGGCTTGCCAACAGCCTCTACAACTTGGAACAGGCGCAGAAGAAGACGGCGGAAGCGGAGCGCGAAGCCGAGCGCCTGCGGACCGAAGCGCAATCGGTCTATCGCTCGGTCCGAACGGCGGCCGAGGAATATGCCGAGACGCTTGCAAAGCTGAACAAGCTGCTCGCCGCTGGGGCGATCTCGCATGAGATCTATGCGCGCGCGTTGGCGCGCCCACAGGAGCGGCTGGAGAGCCTCGAACGCACCGAGCGGCGGCGTCTCTTGCGCCAGTCGGGCGACCTGTTCGGGCCGGTGCGCGCCTTTCTCGATGAATATGTCGAGAAAGCCGGCACCGCGGCCAAGCTCATCGAGCAGAGTTTCTCGAAGGCGTTCTCGACGGCGGAAGAGGCAGTCGCGCAGTTCGTCCGCACCGGCAAGCTCGAATTCTCGTCGCTGGTGAGCTCGATGCTCGCCGATCTGGCGCAGCTGTCGATCCGCCAGGCCGTTCTGGCGCCGCTCGCCAACTGGCTGGGGAGCTTCCTGGGCGGCTTGGGCGGCGGCCTTCCGGCCTTCCGCCTGCATGAGGGCGGCATAGCAGGTCGCGACGGCGCCCTGCAGCTTGCGCCGGCATACGCGTTCATCGGCGCGCCGCGCCTTCATGACGGCGGCGTCGCCGGCCTGCGGCACGACGAGGTGCCCGCCATCCTGCAACGGGGCGAGCGCGTGCTCTCGCGCGGTGAAGCGCGCGACTGGGACCGCCGGCGCATGGTGCAGATCAACATCGCCACGCCCGACCTCGGAAGTGGTCACGTCCGTCAGCGTGGTGGGAAAAGTTGCTGGGCTTGGGTGGCCACGGCTCGGGTGGCCCTGGATGGAGGTTGCAGGGTTTCGTTGGTGGGTGGCGGGTTGGGCATGTCGCCCATGGCCTTGACGCTCATGTAGCGGTGCTGCATCGGCCATTCGTCGTTGGC